CTGAATACTTTGAAGCTTCTGTTATTGAGTCTGTACGGCAACGTGCTGATATTTATCAAGTTGGTAACTACCATCCTGGTGTGGTGACCGTTCAACCACGGTTCCTTGCTGATGGTCGTGGTAATCCGGCTTACACCGGCGCTGACGCACTACCTTACGTTATTGTTTACCCCGCCAACAACGGCGTTACTACTGACCCTGACACTGGCGAAGAAACCGTTGTCGAATGGACAAACGGTGACCAGTGGACCGACCCTGTAACCAGCATTGTCTACGAGTACAGCGTGGACGAAGAAGGTAACGGTTCTTGGGGACCGCCTACTCCGGCTGAAGAGGAGGTTGTATGACTTTAGTTTGGGCGTCTGGTTACAACGGGATCACTGATCCTGACGCCCAGACGTATATCGCTGCAGTCGAAGCAGCAGACGGTCAAGCCATCGAAGGTGATGTCGCTTTGGCGATTAACGACTTTGTGGTTGGCTGCAAGCTTGACGGGATTTGGGACGCTATTAAGGCGTCCTGTATCCTTGCTGGCGCTAGGACTTTGAGTGGAGCGTTAGTGCCGCTCAAGGGTACGGCGCCTACTAACAATAACTTTGTCTCTGGTGACTATAACCGAGAAACTGGCTTAGTTGGAAATAGCAGTACGAAGTTTCTAAATAGTAACCGCAACAGCAATGCCGATCCGCAAAACAATAATCATCTAGCTGTATTTGTTTCTAGCGCGGGAACAAACGCAGTGTACGACGTATATATTGGGGTTAGAGGTCCGTCGCAAATCGGCACAACGCAGCTTGGTAGAAGTGTACCCGTCGGTCAGTTTATTGCAATAAGAGATGAGCCGGGGTATACACAAATTCTAACGCCGCAGCCCACAGGATTTATAGGGGGATCTAGAAGCGATAGCGGATCTATCTCAGCTAGACTCAACAGTGCAACAGTATCAGTATCTAGTACTAGTGAAACGGTCCCGAACTTGAATCACTATGTACTCGCAAGGAATAATAACGGAACTCTTGATGGCCAAACCAACGGCCGACTCTCCTTCTACTCCATAGGCGAATCCATCGACCTTGAACAGCTAGACACCCGCACAACACGGTTGATGAACCTGATCAGCTACTCACTGGCTAGTGGACTGCCTGATTTGTCCACAATGGATCTTGATGCTGCAAGTTATATCGGTGCTGTTTATCGTGCTGGAGGTACTTTGTCATGACGCAATCAGTAGATCTTGCTAATGCAATTAACAGCTTTGTTAAAGGCTGTAAGACCGATGGAACGTGGGATGCCATCAAAGCGTGTTGCATCATGGCAGCATGGGATGGACTGACTGGAGCGTTGTATCCGTTGAAGGGACCGGCTCCTACTAACAATAACTTTGTCTCTGGTGACTACAACCGTGAGACTGGGTTGAAGGGGAATGGGAGTACGAAGTATTTGAATAGCAATAGGAATAACTATGATGATCCGCAGAACAGCAACCATAATGCTGTTTATGTGACATTGCTTAGTGGCCCAAGCGCAATACTAATTGCTGCCGCTGATAGTACTAGCGCCGGTGCCGGTAGCAACACTCTATCTTCTATTGGTTTTAGCCGAAGCAGATCCAATACTTTTTACGAGACGGGTGCAAGCATAACACCTGGATTTTTGGGACATTCAAGATCAAACAGTGCTTCTTATCTTTTGCGTATTTCGGGGACTACTGAAACAAAACCACAAGCATCGGATCCCGCCTTAAATGCAAGCGTGTTGCTGTATGCCCGGCAAGGTACTGTACCATCTTATTCAAGTGACCGCCTCTCCTTCTACTCCATAGGCGAAAACCTAGACCTCGCCCTACTTGACAACCGCGTTTCAACCCTTATGACAGATATAGGAGCTGCAATACCATGAGTCCGATTTCTATTCCGGGGAAGGTGACGCTGCAGAAGGAGTTTATCGCGCAAAGTTTTATGTATCTCAACCCAGATACGTTTGGATTGTGGAGTCCTGGTCAGATTAGCACAGAGCTTTGGCTTGATGCTGCTGATGTCAGTACCATTACCGCAAGTGGTGGAGCCGTAAGTCAGTGGGACGATAAAAGCGGGAATAATTACCACGTTTCACAGGCAACAGCCGCTGATCGGCCAACAGTCTCAACGGATGCTGGAAATGCGTCGCTTTTGTTTGATGGCACGAGCGATTACTTATCGCACCTCGTAAGCGGAACTATTGCTTACCCAACAGCAGCCTTTATTGTTTGTCGCAATACAAACACAAATAATGACGGCCATGCGCTTAGCATAAACGATAGCAACTCGAGCAGCCGATATTTAACATTAACTCAGCGTAATTCTTCTGGTCAAGCTATTCTGTACAATGTCCGTAATACAGCAAGTAGTGTTATTTCGTCTTCTTCAACGTTCAACACTGAAATTATTGGAGGAGTTTCTAATGCTTCGAATGACAACGAACTGTTTTCAAACGGTACATCAGTAGGCACAAATACAACTAATTTCCCAACACCGTCTTACAATAACATAACTATTGGCAGGCTTAGATACCAACTTACCGCTCAGCACTTTAGTGGTCACATTCATGAAGTTATCTGGATTACGCAAACACTAACTACAACCACCCGCCAAAAGATCGAAGGCTACCTAGCCCACAAATGGGGACTCACTGCCAACCTTCCCAGCGACCATCCATACAAACTCGTGGGACCGACGCTATGACCTACAAACTAACCAACACATCCCAACCCGCTGACCCGTATTACGGCGCGGTGTCGTTGCTGTTGCACGGTGATGGTGCGGATGGCAGCACACAGATTATTGATAGCAGTGTTAACCCGAAGACGGTGACGGTTAACGGTAACGCGCAGATTAGTACCACTGAAAGTAAGTTCAACGGCAGTTCGTTGAAGTTTGATGGGAGTGGGGATTATGTCGAGGTAAACGGCACGAACACCAGCCTTGAGATGGGTGGCGATTCTTGGACCGTAGAAATGTGGATCTATCAAATTGCGCGTCCCTCAAACGCAGCAACCATATACGACAGCTTAGGACTTAATGGTGCAGCAACAAATGCGATTAGGATAAGAATCGATTCCCTTGGATATCTTAAGTTTCTCAGGTATAGCAGTACTGTCCTTTCGTCAAGTGCTGCGATACCGCTTACCACATGGACCCATGTAGCGGTAGTTAAAGATGGAAGTACCCTTAACGTCTACCTCAGCGGAGCGCTTGTTGGGTCAATAGGAGACACCGTTACTTACACCAATGGACTAAATAGACCAATTCTTGGAGTAGATGGTTATAGTCCACCAACTGCTGCATTCAACGGCTACATCGACGACCTCCGCGTCACCAAAGGCGTCGCCCGTTACACCAGCAACTTCACGCCCCCTACGCAGCCGTTCCAATCCTTGAGTGTACGTGATCCTCAGTTTAATGCTGTTTCACTGCTACTGAAAGGTGATGGTACGAATGGAAGTACCACAATTTTTGACAGCAGTCCAACACCTAAAACGGTTACGGCTGTTGGTAATGCCCAGATCAGTACCGCGCAAAGTAAGTTCAACAACAGTTCGTTGAAGTTTGATGGGACGGGTGATTATTTATCCACTGGTCCAGATTCTAACCTAGCCCTAGGGTCTGGTGATTTTACTGTTGAAGCATTTATTTATGTAACAAGCTTGTCATCTGACTCTGTAATTGCATCCAGCCGAGCATTAAATGTTTCTGGTGATTTATATTGGAATTTTACGGTATCGTCCACGGGGCAACTTACTTTTCAAAGTAGATCCCTTACCGGGACACAGTATTTTGCAAGGTCTGCTACTTCAGAAATAACTACAAATACTTGGTATCATGTTGCCGCTGTTCGACAGAGCAACGTACTTACAGTTTATGTAAATGGGGTTGCTGGTCCAACAACAGTAAATGATGGAGGAAACGACCTAACAGAAAGTTATGTTGGAGTTGGTATTTTTAATTATCCAGGTTTCGTAAAGTATTTCCCAGGTTACATTGACGATTTCCGCATCACCAAAGGTGTTGCTCGCTATACCTCTAACTTCACCCCACCCGGTCCTTTACCTACTTACTAACAATGATTGCACTTATTCGCCCGCTTCTTTTTCAATTCATTCAATCTGAAAAAGTGAAGCGTTTGGTTATTGATCTGCTCCGTAAACTTGCTGAGCAAACTGACAACACTGTTGACGACCAAGCTGTTGATTTCATCGAGCGTGGTCTCTTTGGCGGCTGATGGACTTGGGAGCACCACCGGTACTGCCGGTTCTAAGGCTCCCTGAGCCGCCTTTACTACCCCGTCCGGTACTGGAGGTCCCACGAGCTACTTTACCCACCTACAAACCGCTTGTAGTGCCTCCTAGTGACCTTCGTCCACCTCCGGGTGTACGCGGTATTAACAGTGAGGAGAAGTCGAAGGAGAAACCAGCACCTAAACCTGTACCTCCTCCACCTCCTAAACCACCCCCAGTCCCGTCACAGGTCCGTTACGTCGATATTCCTGGTACTGATATTACTGTACCTTTACCGAGTAACGAGATCTT